GCCCGGGTGAGGCGGTGCCATGCGGACCGTATCCGCCGTCACCACCACGATCGAGCTCTTCAAGGGCTACAACCCGCACCCAAAGGCCTGGAAGTTCTTCAAGGACAACCGACGCTATTGCCTGGCCACGTGCGGTAGGCGGTCGGCCAAGTCGCACACCGGGGCCCGGCGGTTCGTGCGGCGCATCTTCGAGGACTTGGCGGGCCCAAAGGGAAAGACGCCGTATGAACCCGGCGCGGCCCGGCGCGGGACGGCGCTGTGGTGGGACCGGCGCCCCCGCCTGCACTACTGGGTCTGCGCTCACGAGAACGAGCAACTGGACGAGCCGCGGCGGTACATCCTCGAGGTGTTACCGCCCGAAGTCCTGGACCACGCCGACAACAGCAAGGGCCGGCTGTGGTTGCACGGCGACATCCTGATCGAGTTCAAGACGCTGCACGATCCAAAGCAAAAGGTCGGCTCGGGTCTGGACGGCATCTGGATCGAAGAGGCAGCCCGCGTCCGCGCCGATGCCTGGCAGGGATTCGTGAACTTCGCCCTGGCCGACCGCGAGGGGTGGGCTCAGTTCACCACCACGCCGCTGGGGAAAGATTGGACATACGGGAATCTCTACCTGAAGTCGCTGGAAGACCCGGAAAACTACGGCTTCCACACCTGGTTCATGTCCGACAACATCCGCGTCCCAGCGATCGTGGCCTACGACGCCGAGATGAAGCGGACGCTACCCCCGGCCTACTACAAGCGCGAGTGCCGAGCGAGCTACGACGCCTTCATCGGCCAAATCTACGAGGACTTCGACCCGCAGCGGATCTGCCCCGACCGGTACCCTATGGTCACGGACGACCTGCCAGCCGGCGTGCAACTCGTGAAGCGAATCGGAACCCAGGACTGGGGATTCACGGCGCCGGGGGCCCAGATCGTCCTGGGTTCCACCAACGCCGATCCGAACAAGGCTGCCCTGTGGGCGATCGACGAGGTCTACAGCAACAGTCAGCTGGTCGAGGATTTCTGGGCGCCAAGCGCGCGGGCGCTGAACCAAAAGCACCGGATGAACGAGTGGGTCGCCGACCCAGCCGAGCCCGACAACCTCGAGCGGATGAAGCGGGTGGGCATCCGAATGACCGGCCACAAGAACTACATGACCGCCAAGTTCGACGAGCACGAGCGGTCGGTGCGCGCCGGCATCCGGATGCTGGCCTCGCTGATCTACCAGGGCAGGTTCCACGTCACCCGGAAGTGCCCAAATCTGTTGTCGGAACTCGAGTCCTACCGGTGGGCCGATGCTCCGGGCGGCGGTGGAGGCGTCACGGACGCCAACCCGCGCGCTGGACTGCAGGAGAAACCTGCGTCAGGGCAGAAGGAGCACGCGGCCACGGCGACCCGGTACGGGGTGACCTACCTGATGCGGGGGGCCCGGTTCGAGGCTCTACAGGGCCTGGCGGCCTAACGCGGGCGGGCGGCCGAACTTTGACGGTTCCGGCTGGATTCGGCAGGTCTATTGCCCATGTCCAAGAGCGACGTCTCGGAGAATGCCCTCATCGCCTTGATCTTCACGAACACGCCGATCACGTTGGTCGGTGACGCGGCCGGAATTCTCGGCAGCGCGGCGGCAGGCAACCTGTACATCAGCCTGCACACCGCAGACCCGGGCGAGACGGGCAGCCAGACCACCAGCGAGACGGCCTATACCAACTATGCGCGCGCGGCGGTCCCGCGGACGTCGGGTGGTTGGACGGTGGCCGGCAACGTGGCGTCGAACGCGGCCGTTGTCAACTTTCCGACCTGCGGCGCGAGCGGCGCGACCATCACCCACTTCGGCATCGGAACGTCGCCGAGCGGCGCCGGGAAGCTGCTGTACTCGGGGGCCCTGTCTTCGTCGTTGGCGGTCAGCAACAACATCACCCCCACGATGGCCATCGGCGCCTGCACTAATTCGGAAGATTGAGGACGCGGTGAGCGTCCACGCCCAACGACTGGAACGGTTCGTCGGCGCGGCCGAGATTCAACGCATTTCCGACGGCATGCGCGGCTGGTACGGGCCGCCCATCCCGGTGGCGCGGGTGCCCGGGCACGTGATGGCGCTGTCCGGCGGCGACTTCGGCGGAAAAATGCGGGCGGGGCGGTTCTCCAGCCTGGTCGACGCGTCGGTCGAGCGGACCAGGCAGGCACTCCGCCGCGCGGCCCGGCGCTCACAGGGAAAGTTGGGCGCCGGGTTCACGTCGCTTTCCGACCTCATCGCCGAGGCCACCGCCGGCAAGCGGCGCGAGTACTTGTTCAGCAAGGCCGGCCCGACCGGCGTGGTTGGCGTGACCAGTAGCCTGTGGGGCGTGGGCAATCAGCCGGCCGCCGGCGCCAACGCATCGAACGCCCCGGGCGGCGACGCACCCACGGACGCCACCACCGGCGCGTTCCCCTTCACCAACCCGACCGGGGGCGACACACAGCACTTTGTCAGCGGGTACCCGGTGGCCAGCGTCGCCGGCAACACACTGCTGCTCTATGACCGCCTGTTCCAGGTCAACAAGACGATCAACAGCACGGCCACGGAGCAGATAACCGGAGTGCCCACGCGCTATCAGTCGACGACGGGCGGGGCGCCTGACTCGGCCGAGGGGAATTTCCTGTTCGTCGAGGTCGGCGGCACTGCCATTGCGGCCACGGCCCACAACTGGACCGTCTGCACCTACTCCAATCAGGCAGGAACCACCGGGCGGAACCTTCCGTCTCTGGCGGGAAACTCCGGCGCCATCGTTCGGCGCCTCGACCACCCAGCGGGTCAGTGGTTCGCGCCGCTGGCCTCTGGTGACACCGGCGTTCGCATGCTGACCCAGATGCAGTGCGACGCCCTGGTGGCCACCGGCGTGGTCAACTTCGTGATCGGTCACCCACTCGCCTGGCTGCCGTGCCCGGTCGCGAACATGACCTGCGTGACGGACGGCATCAACAGCGCCTTCAACCTCGCCCGCATCTTCGACGACGCGGCCCTTGCCTTCCTTGAGGTCTGCAAGCCGGCCACCACGGCGACTGCGTATGCGGGAAGCCTGACGACCATTTCCGGCTGAGGGGTGACACGTGCGGTTTCGCGCGTCGGGGTCCTCGCTATTCCTTGAAACGCGGGTCCAGTGGCAGCCGAGCCTCACGGTTCATGACCCGGCACCACCGCTACCGCTTGAGGATCCAGCCGGCGGGGGATCGATCTCGGGGTCGACCGCAGGCACTGGAACGGCGTCCGCGACTGGCGCTGGGGTAGCTGGCGCGGCCGGCGGCACGGCGGGCACCGGTGCCGCGGCGGCGGCGATCACCGGCCGGACCGCGGGATCTGGGTCGGCAACCGGCGCGGGCGCGTCCACCGCCGCGGCTGGTGGATCTGGCGCGGCATCGGGATTTGACTCGGGCGCAGGGACGAGCGCTGCGGGCGCATCCGGTGCAGGCGCAATGGCCGGGACGTCGAGCGGAACCGCCAACCCGACGACCGCTCTGATCGGGACCGCGCCCGTTTCGGGCGCGACGGGCGGAACGGGGGGCGCAACGGCGGCGTTGTCGGCCGCTGTCGCCATCGGCGGGTCGGCATCGGGGGCAGGCAGCACTGCGGCGGCCATGGGCGGGACCGGGTCTGCCGGTGGCGCGGCCGCTGGCCAAGGCTCTGCATCTGGGTCGATTGGCGGCCGGGCGGGCGGCGCGGGCGGGACTTTCGGCTCCGCTGTTGCTGCAGCGCAGGCCACGGGAACGGCGCCGGCGGGCGGAGCTTCCGCAGGAAGCGGCGCCACGGCCACCGCTCTGGCTGGTCGGGGAGCCATCGGCGGGTCGGCGGCCGGGTCGGGACAGAGCACCGCCGCTGCCGGTGGCGTGCCGCCGAGCGGCGCGATGTCGGGGTCGATCGCGGGGACCGGCGCGGCTATCGCGACCGTCGCGGGAAGGGCTACAGGCGCTGGCCAGGCCGCCGGTGGCGGTGTCGCGGCGGCAGGCGCCGGCGGGCGCGGCAATATCGCTGGCCTGTCAGGCGGATCTGGCAATGCCGCCGTCGTCACGCAACAGACCACCTACGTCCCTCCGGCTCTGCCGGCCCCACTACCGCCGGAGCTCGTGGCGAAGGTCTCCAACATGGTCACCATGAGGGGCTTTGGCGGAGCATCCTGTATGTGCGCGATTCCTCCAGGGATCCTCCGTCGCGCCCTTCAGGGCATCGCCATCGGCACCACGCACTGGGACCGGATCAGCAAGATCTGATCGCCCCGCCGAACTTTGACACCGCCGCGCAATGTCGGCAGGTGTCGCTGGGACGTGATCGTCAACCTCGCCTCCCTGGGAACGGACGGCCTACCAAAAGGCGAGCCCGGCTCTCTGCTATTCCAGCACCCCGAGTACAAGCGTCGGTGGTGGTGGCGGGAGTTCGGGCGGGTGTCCTACCTCGGTGGGCGCGAATACCATGAGCCGACGCAACTGCGCATCGAGTTCCAGGAGCCGTCGTTTGCCAGGAACGACGACGGGTCCACACGGCTCGACGGCACGACCGGGATGGCCATCGTCGATGGCACCAACACCATCCCCTATCGAAGCATGCTCTTCCGGCACAACCGGGAGAAGGCATGGGAGTTCGGGAACCGCCAGAAGCGCGCGTATTACAACAATTTCCCGCGCACCATCATCAACGCGCTCGTCTCGCACGCAATGAAGAAGGACGTCCAGCGCGCCGGCGACGCGATGCTGGAGAAGTTCTGGGGCGGCGTCGACTACCACCGCAAGCTGAACATGAGCACGTTCATGCGCAGCGGCCTTCGGTGGGCGCAGGCGGAAGGGATCATGTGGGCGTGCGTGGACGCTCCGAAGGAAGCCGGCGGCCTGCCCTATTCCTACTGGGTCAATCCGCTCGACATCCTCGACTGGGAGGTTGACGGGGAAGGCGAACTGGTCTGGCTGAAGCAGTTCGTCTATGCTCAGGCGGAGCGGAAGACCTGGCGCGACAAGATCGTGCCTCGGTTCCGGTTCCGTATCTGGCGCCGTGACGGCGTGCAGACCTTCGAAACCGACGCCCGCGGCGGCAACCCGCAGACGGTGGTAGACCAGACCCGCGCCTATTCCGTGGGTAAGGTCCCATTCGTCCCGCTGTACTCGATCCGCGACGAGGACTACGACTTTCCCGAGGGGACAGCTCTGGCCGGCGACCTCTTCAAGGCCGCTAACCACGTCTACAACCTCGGCAGCCTGCTGTCGGAGATAGCCTACAAACAGACCTTTTCCTGGCTGACCATCCCGGACAAGCACATCGACGTGCTGCAGGCCGGTCTCAACACCGCGTTTGGCTATGACGCCTCAAGCGGAGGTCGTCCGGAGTACATCTCCCCCGACGCAGAGCAGGCGCGGGTGCTGATGGAGATGATCCGTGACGCCGTGACCCAAGCCCGCCAGGCCATCGGCGTTGGCCGCGGCCGCGGCGAGGAGTCCCAGCAGCAGGCCAGCGGCGACGCGATGAATGTCCAGAACGAGGACAAGCGCAGCATCCTCGGAGACATCGCGGCGGAGGCGCAGGACTTCGAGATCCGTCTGGCCGAGATGGTCCAGGCGTTCGCGACCGGCGCCGCCAGCGGCACGGCCAAGGCGACATCGATCCGGTACGCCACCGACTTCGACCTGCTGTCGTTTCAGGCCGATGTTGACGACGCGCTTCAACTCAAGAAGTTCAAGCTGTCCCCGGAGGTCGATTTGGAGATGGTCCAGGATTTGGTGCGGAAGAAGTTCGCTGGGATGGACCCCCAGCGCCTCAAGGACTTGACCGACAGCATCAAGGTGCAACAGGAAGCCGATGTGGCCGCCGCGGCGAAGCTCAACGCCGGCGGCCCGCCGCAGCCAGGAGATGCCAATGGCGGCACGGCCGTAACGGGGGCCGGCGTCGGCGCGGACGACAACGAGACCGATGCCGCCGATGGCGGGCCCCGCGATCGCGCCGCAGCCTGACGCCCTCCGTGCGCCGTGTAACACCGCGTGCGCATTTTTGACGGCTGGCCCTGACGTCGGCAGGTGTGGCCTTGGATGCGGCACATCGCCACGACCAACCCGAACCAGCCGGGCCGAGCTGGGTGCGGCGAACGGGGCGCCTTACCCCCGGAGAGCGAACGCGGCGCTTTATCCGTGGCGAGGGCAACGGGCGCCTAAGAGCCCGGAGAAGGACACGGAATGGCACTTTCCAAAGCACAACTCGCAGCACTGGAAGCCTTCAAGAAGGGCGAGAGCGAAATCCCTGAGTTTCTGACGCAGGGGCTGTTCTTCGAGAACGACGACCACTTCAAACGGGTCGTCGATCAAAAACTCGCGCCCGAGACCAAGAAGCTGAGGGACAAGCTCCAAAGCGAAATGCTCGAAGCCATTGGGGTCACCGATCCCGAGGAGCTACAGGGCATCAAGCAGAAGCTTGCCGAGGCGGCGGGGACGCTGACGGAAGTGGAGAAACTTCGCGCGGACAACGCGAAGCTGACCAAAGAGCTGACGAAGGTCGGCGAGCGATTCAAGGATCTAGAGGGCTTCAAGGTCCAGGTTCTGAAGGGGCGAGCAATCGATCCCCTGCTCGTGAAGATCGACGAAAAGCTCCGGCCAGCGGCGCGACGGCTCATCGAGATGGACTTGAAGGTCGACGGCGACAAGGTCGTCGGGCCTGACAGCATCGAGGTGGACGCGTTCGTCGAGACGTTCCTCAAGACCAATCCGGCCTTCAAGGCTCCCGAGACCAAAGCGGGGGCGGGCACCGGACCGAACGGCGGGAAGTCGAAGCAGCCTGATGCAGGCGGCGGCCAGAACAATGGCGCCGGCGGCAATGGCGGTGGAAACGGAACGCAGAACGGCAACGGCACCCAGCGGCAGCAACAGCAACCCAGTTTGGGAGCCACGCTCGCCAGCGTTCTTCGCGAGAAGAGCGAGGGGGCGGCTCAGTAAGGCAGGCACATGGCCGGCGTATCCGCAGCTGCAAGTATCCAGGACGCTCTCCGCGACCAGCGTGTCGAGGGGATCGTCGAGTCCCTGTTCCGCAACAACGAAATCCTCGGGGAGTTCCCGTCCCGTCCGTTCACCGGCGGGGCGACCATCAACATCACCCACCACTACGCCGGGAACACCAGCGTCTCGACGTACGACGAGGGTGATGCCGTTGGCCAGGCTGGCTCCCAGAGCTACCTGACCGCCTCGTGGCCCGCCCAGTACTACAAGGGCGTCATCTCCTTCACCGGTCACGCGCAGGACCAGCTGCGGAACGGTGATCCGCAGGCCGCGTTCTACGACCAGATCGGCCAGGAGATGGAGCGGATCATCCCCGACATGATCCACAAGATCTCCACTGACATGCTCGGCACGGGCCTCACGGCGCCGGTCGGCATCCAGGGGATCGTCGACAGTGCCGGGACCATCGCCGGTCTGTCGCGCACCACCTACACCTGGTTCCAGGCGTTCGAGGGGTCGTCCCTCACGTCGTCCACTGCTATCACGGTGAACGACATCGACTACGCCATGGCCTCGGGCGCCGACGATCCCTACGAGGGGAACGTCACCGAGATTTGGACCTCGTGGCTGCAGCTGCGCAAGTACAAGGCGGCCGTCGGCAACGCGGGCGTGGCCAACGCGCCGGTGCAGTTCCCGGTCGGCCCGGGGCCGCAGCCCATCGGCGTCGGCAACATCGGCGATGTCCGCGAGGGCGGCTGGGTGGGTCAGACGCCCATCAAGGCGAAGCGCGGCCTGACCAACACCATCTGGCTTGGCCTGACGAAGGGAACGTTCTTCGTCGGCGACATGCGCGACTGGACGGTGGACGAGCTCGCCAAGAACGACGACTCCACCCGCTTCCTGGTGACCCGCGCCGTCGGTCTCGGCTGCGCCGATCCCCGGAAGAACTGGAAGATGACCGGCTACTCGCAGACGTAGCCAAACCCCAAGGAGCGACGATGTTTCATCCCGGTCTCGGTGCAATCCCATCCGCAGCCAAGCAGCGCGAAGAGGTCAAAAGGATCGTCCTGGACGCGATCAGTGCCGGTACGTTCACGTACACGGAGCTGCTCTCCGCCCCGGAGCCCTGGAGGACTATGGCGCTCGAGGCCTTGGATGGGGTCACCGTGCAGGGATCGCGACCGAGCTACAACGGCCAGGGCGTCGTGGACTGGGGCGGGCGGCCGTTTCGTCTGGTCCACGTCAAACCCGATGGGCGCATCAAGGTGCCCGTCGAGCGCAACGTCCACGTCCCTGGCTCATCGGTGACGAAGCCGGAGCGTGTCTGGGAGGACGTCGGGAACATCGCCGACATCTACGACCATCCCCACAACCGTCAGGCCCGCCAGTTGCTCTTCGCGAAGGGCTGGCCTGTTCGGCAGACGATCTCCAATGGCAACTCCATCGGGGACATCGTCGAGTGGGGATGGCTGCAGCAAGCGGTCGAGATGGGATCGGCCGCGCGTCCTGGGGTCGTGGAACTATTCAACGACATCAGGGGGCGAATGGACGCGTGGGAGGCTGACCGTGCGTCGGCTTCCGCGGAGAGGGCCGCCGCCGCGGCGGCCAAGAGCAAGAAGACCAACCAATCCAAGGAGGCTGCCACGCAGCCTTGATCGAGGTGCACCATGTCTCTGACCCTCACGGCAATCGACGATCGGTATCAGGCAAACCAGGGCGACACCAAGCGCATGTGGTTCTCGGGTTCGCTCACGAACCCCTACACCGCGAACGGTGAGTCCGTCGGCACCAACACCTACTTCCCGAAGTATTTCCTCGGGGGTGTCGTGACGGCGGTGCATCCGTCCACGTCCATCGCACTGGCCGGTGTCATCGCGACTGGCAAGTTCCGGGCGGACGCGTCCAGCGTTGCCTCCACCGCCGCACTGGCCCCGGTGCTGCAGTTCTTCAACGCCGGCCTGTCCGCCACGGCGAACGCAGGTCTGTTCGTGGACAACACCACGGCCAACCTGAGCAACGGCACCTTCCTCTGCTACATGGAAGGCCGGTAGGCCGTGGCCGTCTCGGCTGCGATCGCGGCCGCGCTGGCGGCGAAGTATCCGCACCTTGCTGCTGATGCGGCGGGTGCGGAGCCGCTGCGTTTGGTCGAGCAGATGCAGACCGTTCGCGGGGTCACCAAGGTGATCGCTCGCTTCCGGAAGTACCGGGTGGGCAATCAAGTGGTTGGCCTTGACGAGCCCGAGGTGATGGCCGAGGACAAGCCGCTCGCCGGCGTGCAGAAGGCGGCCCCCGTCGTCCACGTGCCCAGGCACACCGGCCCGGACGTCGATGAGACGCCGATCCCGGTAGCGGCAGAGCCGGTCACGCACGTGACCAACGAGCCCACCAACGCGAAGTCTGCCGCCCCCGACAGCAAACACCGGAGATAGGCACCCGCGGCCATGCCCCCCCGCCTGCTCTACGCCACTCCGACGGGGAATCACCCGACGGTCGGCTACGTCATCTCCCAGCGAGCTGTGGAGTTGGCATGCCGATCGTTCGGCGTGCGGCATGCGCGCGACTTCCAGTTCGCGAAGGGCCCGGTCCAGATGGCCCGCAGCGAGATCGCCCGCCAGACCATCTCCGGGCGGTGTCACGTCGAACACAAGTGCCCGCCCGACAAGGCCGGGTGCACGGTCGATCGCTACGACTTCGTCATCATGCACGACGACGACCTGGCGGTATTCCCCCAGGGCGAGTTCAACCCGCTCGATGAGTGGTTGGCGATTTTCGAGGCCGACCCCGCGGTGGGAATCATCGGGGCGCTCTACATGCGCACGTCACCGTTGCTGGTGAACCTGACGGTACCCCATCCCCGGCACCCGTCCGAGCTCTGCCACGTCATCCACGGGATTCCGGCGCAGCCGTTCGAGGCGGGCGCCATCGCCACCGGGTTCATGATGATCCGGCGAGAGGTATTTGAGGCGCTTGGCGAGCAGATCGACGCCGCCGGCGGCGGGCCGATGTTCCGGTTCCCGGTGGTCGCCAGCGAATGGGGCACCCTGCATGGGGTCGGGGAGGACTACGACTTCTGTGTCCGCGCGCGCGCGGCCGGCTTCAAGGTCATCGCCGATCCGCGCTGGCAGACCACTCACTACAAGGAACGTGGGCCACTGGTCTACGAGCACGACGCCTGGGAGCAGAAGTGGGCGGCAATCACCCCCGCCTCTCCGGTCCTGAAGGAACTTCAGGACGCCTGTCCGGAATCGTTCCGGGTCGAGAAGCTGCCGAACGGCATGATCATCCTCGACCACACGGACCAGCGGAAGCTCGACGCCAAGGCCTGGCGGGAGCGGCGCGGGAACTCGGCGACGGCCCCAGCGGCCAGCATGGTCGTGACGCCGGTTGATGTTGCCGCGGCCTCCGAGCCGCTGTCGTCGTCCGTTGACCTGCCTCAGGCGCGCCCGGAGCCATTCGCCAACGCCACCCCCGCCCCGTCCTTTGCGGTTAGCGAGGTGGCCCTGTGATCCAGCAACTGATGCGGAACGCGGTCGGTCAGGTGGAGACCTACTTCCTTGACCGCCATGTGGCGTCCTGCACCGTGACCGTCTACACCGGCAACGGCGGGGCCGTCGTCTCGGACGTCGCCTGCGAGGTGGACGAGACCGACACGACGCTGTCCAGCGCCGCGCTTGCGGGCGACGCCGACCTCGACATCACCGATGTCTCCGACATGGTGGTCGGCCGGCGGTACCTCATCGGGGGCACGGCGGAGACGTCGGAGGCCTTCACCGTGCGGGAACTGACCTCGGTGTCCGCCGTGTTGGCGGCCCCCCTGGTCTACGGCCACGCCAGTGGAGCCGCGGTCAAGGGACTGCGGGTTTGGTACGACACCACCGCCGGCGACGTCGGGTCGCTGTTCTGGGACGGCTACGCGGTGTTCCAGCCGGTCGACGGCAGCCGGGAGCAGACCGAGTCCGTGGACTGCGCCCGCCGGCCCATTCCGGTGCAGCTCATCGACGAGACCGACGTCCGCCTGGTGTTTCCCAAGGACACCGGTGCGCTGTCGGTCGAGTTCGACTACCGCCAGGGCCTGCTCGAGGCCCGCAACGAGTACTTGATCGACCTCGGGGGAAAGAACCGCGCCAACACCGTCCTCGGCGTCGACTACCACCGCCGATCGTGCGCGCTGAAGTTCTGGCTGCTGCGCCGGTACGAGTTCGGCGAGGAATGGCAGCCCATCTTCGACAAGATGGAGGTCGAGTACGACCGCCGCAACGAGAAGCTGATCAGCCAGGCGCCGGTCGACGCCGATCAGGACGGAGCCACCGACGGGCCCGACGATCGCGGGTTCACCGTGATCTCGCTGGAGCGGTGCTGATGGCCTTCGCTGACCTCATCACGAACCCCGTGGCCATCCTGAAGGCGGCCGGCTACGTCGAAGCCGACAACCGGATGCCCATCGAGAAGTTGGCGCAGACCGGCACCGACTCCCATTTCCAGGTGTCCGTGGAGCCCGTGGCTGAGGTG